TCAAACATCGGTCTTTCCTTCCTTCATGACAGAATAAACCAGCTCGGCGACGGCCTCGCGGAACGCTTCGGCCGCAGGCTCTGCGACCGGTTTGGGCATGGCGTCTGGCGCGGAGTAGCTGCCGCCGCAGACGGTCTTGCCGTTCACCAGCGCGCCGCAGTCTTGGGAGAGCGGGGTCTCGCCCTGCGACCACCCGGCGTCCATATCCCCAAGCAGAAGCCGCTCGGCGCGCCTCGGATCCCCGGCCAGGCGAAGGTGCGAAATGAGATCGCATGCGGCCATCACACCGGCGCGGAAGCGGAGATCCTCGCCGAGCCTGGCCTCGATCCGTTGGAGGCCCCAGCGGAGGGCGCGCTGCATGTCGGGGCACCAGCTGCCGCCCAGAAGCGTGCTGCGAACCAGATCGCGGCCGAAGAGCCGGATCACGGTCGCACCGTCCCTGCTGATTGTCAGGCGGGCTTCGGCCGGGACGGTTTCGGCCTCGAACCGGCCGAAGCTGGCGCGGAGCGTATCAGCCATTGCCCCGGTCCCCTTGGTGGCGGGCGGCATCAATCGCCGCGTCGAGATCTTCTAGGTTCAGGACGAGGTTTTCGGGCGTCTTGCCCGCGAAGATGCCCCCGGACTGGATCGTGTCGAGATCCCGGGAGCGCAGCCACCGATACCGGCCTGCGTCCTCCCGCAGCCGCCCGAGCTCGGTGCGGAGCCGGTCGCGTTCGGCCTCTGCGGCGTTGGCCCGGGCGCGCGCGGCGATCAGCATTTCGCGGTGGTAGCGATCCGCGCTGTCGACGATGTCGCCGTCGACATAGCGGTGGAACGCGCAATCGCGCTCGCTGTCGCCTTCGAAGCGCGGAACGGTGGCGTGGTCCGAAAAGACGTGCCTGCCCTCTGCATCGTCCGGGTCGGCTTGGGCGGCCCAGACTTCGCGGGGCCATTCGGTCTCTGGCATCAGGCTGCCTCCTGTCTTGCGTCGCCGCCCCATTGGGCGGCCGCAGCGGCGGCGAGGCCCTCGAAGGTGCGGCTGCGGATCTTCCAGCGGTCGGGGCCGGGCGAGGCCCGGTGGACCGCGCTCCAGCGCTTGTGCGCCTCGGTGCCGGGCGCGGGCGGGGTCAGGCGGTCGGTGGCGCTCAGGGGCGAGAGGCCGCGCAGATAGAGCCCCGTGGCCTTGAAGAAGGGCTCGCCGAACCACCACGGCTGGACGATCTGCGGTTTGGGCAGGTCGGCGGGCAGGCGGGCGCGGCCGTGCGGGTGCATCACCGGGTTCTCGACCGCGACGCGCGGGATCGGCGCGCGCCAGCAGGCCGAGAAGAGCGCGGCCCCCTCGTCGAGCAGCCGCCACATGATCGCGCGGCGGGCCTCTTCGGGCAGGTCGGGCCAGGCGGCCTTCTCGTCCGGCTGCGCCTCGGCCGGGGCGTTGGTCGGCGGCACATGCAGCCAGCGCACGCCCGAATTGCAGAGCCGGGTGCAGGGCGGATGCATCACGGCCAGCAGATCCCAGCCCAGATCCAGCACCTCGCGGATGTCGCAGATCATGTGCCGGTTGGTGGCGTCCTCGGCCGGAAGCAGGTCGCAGGACCAGACATCGTGCCCGCGCGCGGCGAAGGCCCGGCGCATCACGCCCGAGGTCTCGCAGCCGATCAGGATCCGAAGGGGCGTCTTCATGCCCGCCCTCCGAAAAGCGGCAGCGCCGGGTCGCGGTTCATCCACAGCACCTCGGTCCGCGGGCGGGCGCCATCGGCGAAGGTCGGCCGCTCGATCCGGTGCCAGCCCGCCAGCGCGCGGTCGTAAAGCGGCGAGGCATAGCCTGACAGCACCACCGCACCTTGCAGCGATCCCAGCGCAGCCAGCAGATCGGCATGGTCGGCCTCGGTCATTTCGTGGATGTAATCGGCGCCAGCATCGCGGGTTTCGGGCAGATAGGGCGGATCGAGATAGAAGAGCGTCGACGGCCCGTCCTGCGCCGCGATCAGGTCGAGCGCCGGCCGGCATTCGATGACGACGCCGCGCAGCCGCTCGGCCACCTCGCGCAGCACCGGCGGGAACCGGCGCCAGTTTTCGGGCGGGGTGGTCCCGGCGCGGATGCCGCGACCGCGAAAGCCCGTCTTCTGGTGGCCGCCGCGGCCGCAGGCGCCAGCGCTGGAAAAGCCCATATGCGAGCGCAGGAGCAGCCGGAGGCCGAGGTCGATCTCGTCCTTCGGGCCTTGGTCCGGATCCTGGGCGGCGTCGAATTCGGCCCGGGCGAAGGGCATCAGCTCGACCCGGCGGATCAACTCGTCAGGGGCATCGCGCAGGACGCGGAACAGGGCGACCACGGCCCCGTCGAGGTCGTTGTAGACATCGAGCGAGGCGCGCGGCTTGCGCAGCAGCACCGAGGCGCCGCCTCCGAAGGGTTCGACATAGCAGTCATGCGGGGGAAACTGGGCGACGATCCAGGGCGCGAGGCGCCATTTGCCGCCGTGCCAGCGCAGCAGGGGGCGGGAGACGGTCACGCGTTCAGATCCACGTCAGGCGCGCCCGCGACGCGGTGTCCGACGGGCTCGGGGCGGCCGAGATCATCTGAACGTCGCTCAGATTGACCACCAGCCCGGGAAGGAAGAACCATCCCTCCAGATCGCGGTCGTCGTCCCGGTCCTGCAGGGCACGCAGGGCGCCAAGGGCCCTCGACTCCGTCAGGCTGAAATCGACGGTCTCGCGCCCCCTCAGGGAAATGCTCAAGGTCCATTTCGGCTCGGTGTCGGGCGCGGTGGTGTCGGTTTCGGGCGCGTCAACGCGGGTTTGAGCAGTCATCGACGGTCTCCTTTTCAAGGTCAGGCGAAGGGGCAGCGGCGGGCGGCTGCCTCCATCCAGGTGCGGGCGGCGTCGGCCTCGTCCCGGCCGAGGGCGGCAGGACCGAAAAGCTGGATCTCGTATCCGGCCCGTGCGGGATCGTCGGGCGCGGGCTGGGCGATGCCCTGGCGGCGGAGCGTGCCGCGGATCGCGGCGAGGCGGACCTCGGGGGCGGCGCTCTGCCATTCGGCGACGAAATCGGCCAGCGCGTCGGGCGGCGGGGCGATGGTGTCGATGAGGCTCATGCGGCACCGCCTGCCCGGGCCTGTTCGGCCAGGGCGCTGAGCGTGCTGGCGCGGCCCTGCAACCGCTCGGCCCGGGCGAAGGCGGCGCGGGCGAGCAGCGGCTTGCCGTCGCGCGCGCTCGATTTGGCGGCGACGCGGGCGGTCTGGGCCTCGATGCGGGCGGCGGCGGCCTCGGCGGCGAGGCGGTCGGCGATCTGCGGGGCAATGGCGAGGATCGCGGCCATCAGAGGCTGGCCTCCGCGATCCGGGCCAGCGTGAGGCCGCCCCAGGCCGAGCCTATGAAGGCAAGGCTGATCGGGGCGCCCAGCAGCGCGTCGCGCCAGGTGCCGAAGCCGTATGTTGCTGGAAGGTCAGGGATTTTGGGCATGCGGGGCATGAGGTCCTCCGGGTCTGGGCATGGGATGAGGGCCGACGCGCGGCCCGCACCGATGCTCAGAGACCGGCGTTCTCGCTGTCCTCGCCCTCGGCCTCGCTCGGATCGGCGGGCTCGGGATCGGCGGCCTCGACCTCCTTCGGGTCGGTGCCGGTGGGAGCGCGGTAATAGATGCAGCCCGGGGCGTGGGTGCGTTCGAAGGCGTTGGTGCCCGCGATGGCAGCAAAGCAGCCCGCGCCATCGGCCGAGGGCTGGCGGATGGCCGACAGATCCTCGGTGGCGTTGACGGCGGCAAGCGCAGGCGCGGCCAGCAGGGCCATGGCGGCGGCGGTGGTCAGGATGGTCTTCATGGGTCTCCCCTTTCCGTTTCGGTGGGGAGACTTTCGAAAAAAGAAAGTATCAGGTCAAGAGAAAACTTTCGAAAAGGGAAACTTGATGGTAGCGAGACCATGGGGGAGGAGTCGTAGGGAAGCGCGCGCTCGATAGAATGGAGTCTGCCTCAATGTACATCGACAGAGGCCTGCGTGCGGCACGCGCTGCGCAGGAGAGGGATCGCGACGCGTTTCAGTTGCTAGTTGAAATGCTCGCGGAGGCTATTCGCCGTCACCCGCAAGGGCTTCCAGATACAGAACTACAGCGCGTCTTTGCCGCTCACCGAGCTGCGATAAGATGCTGTAAATCCTAGATATATCTGGGTCTTCTGGATTGTCCGGCGTGGAGTAGCCGAACACGCGGCGGATGGCGTCCGCTTCATCTGCGGACAACTTGCGACTTCCTCCCATCACCTTGGACATCTGAGCTTCGGTCAGGCCGATCCGAGCGGCGAGCTCGCGACGGCTCATTCCGTGGGCTTCCAGTTGTTCGTCTATCCAGGCGAGGCGCATGCCAGAGCATTTTCGATATTGGCGGTGAAATCCATGCCTGTTGCGGAAAGCTCGATGGTCATGGCTGTTGACATGATACTTTCGATAAAAGAAAGTGCGGGCCACCACCGCAGGAGGGGCCAATGAGCGTGGCAGACAAGATCATTGCAAAATGTGGTGGCGTTGCGCGTACCGCAGAGATCGTTGGTGTGAGAAAGAACTGGATCTACCGCTGGCGGCTGCCTCGGGAACGAGGCGGCACGGGCGGGGAGATCCCGCGCACCGCTCAGCTCAAGATCATGGAGGCCGCCCGGCAAGGTCTTGTTGCCATTTCGCCGGACGATTTCTTTCCCAACAAAGCCAAAAGTGAAGGGGGCACCAAGTGATGCCCTCGACGCCCCCTCCCGTCCTCTTTTCAGCGGCGACCGGCCCATGCGGTCATATTGGAGGAAGTCATATGCAAAAGTCCTTCCAGAATTTGCGCGACCCGCAAGAGCGGGAGCGGAAGTGGTTCGCCTCGCTTCTGTGGCGGTCTTTCCCCGAGGCGACCAGCGAGGCCGAACTGGCCGATCTGGTGGCCGAGGCGCTGACGACGGCGCAGCGGCCGGTGAACCCGCGCACGGTGCGGAACTGGCTGCGGTCCGAGAACGCGCCGGGGCTGCATTACGTCCTGGCGGTGCTGGCGCTCGCGGGCGCCGAGACCGTCTTCGAACTCTTCGACCCGGAGCAAACGGCATGACACTGGCAATTCGGATCTACTGGCGCGTCGCCGGACGCTTCAACCAGGTGCGCGCGGGCAGAGCCCGCGCCGCAGCCCGGCTTTTCGAGGCGCGGGCGGAAAAGTTTTTGGCGCGGTTCAAGGGGGGCCGGGCGTGACCGGCCCGACCGTCTCGCTCACCGGCCCGACCGGGGCGACGACCGGGCCGATCCCGTTCGATAGCTTCACAGCCGGGGCGCGGCCGCCGATGAAGGAGACCGCCGAGGACGAGGCGGTGCGCGAGAAAACCTACCGGGTCGCGGCCGACGAGTTGCGGGGCTTCATCGAACGGTTCGAGGCGCTGGCCGAAGAGAAGGCCCAGATCGGCGATCAGCAGAAAGAGGTGATGGCCGCCGCCAAGGCGCGTGGCTACGACACCAAGGCCCTGCGCCGGATCATCGCGCTGCGCAAGCGCCACGCCGACGAAATCGCCGAGGAAGAGGCGGTGCTGCAGCTCTATCGCGAGGCCCTGGGGATGTGATGGCCACGCGGATTTACACCGATCTCACGATCCGCGGCACGACCTATCCCGATGCGGCCAGCGCCGCCCGCGCGCTGGGGGTGACCCCCGAGGCGGTGCGGTCTGCCGCGCGCAAGGGGCGGCTCGACCGGGTCGGCGCGGGGCGCAAGGGGGCCGAGCCGATGCCGGTCAGGATCCGGGGCGAGGTCTTCACCGATGCCCATGCCGCCGCCGCGCGCTTCGGGGTGACGCCGCAGGCGGTCTGGAAGGCGCTCGCCGATGGCGATCCCGACCGGATCGGCCGACCCCAGCGCCGCCCCGGCCGGGACCCGCATCCCGTCGAGATCGGGGGCCTGCACTTTGCCTCGCAACGCCAGGCGAGCCGCGCGCTGGGGTTCTCGGACGACTATCTCTCCCATGCCCTGACCCGGGGCGGCCGCGCCGCCCGGGAACGCATTCTGGCCGCGGCGATGGCGCTGGCGGCGAAAGGGGTAACGCCATGACACTTGCCGCCTCCCGTCTTCGCCCGGTCGATGCCGCCGATCTGCCCGACTATCCGCTCGGCCCCGAGGACGACCTGAACGGCCATTACTTCATGACCTGGTATCACCGCGAATGGCTCAACAGCGAGATGCGGCTGAAGGGCACCGAGGAATGCCGGGCGCTCTATTTCGACCTGATCTGCCTGTCGCAGGACCAGAAGCCGGTCGGCACGCTGCCCGACGATCCCGAGCAGCTGGCGAAGCTGCTGGCGGTCGACGTGGCCCGGCTGCGGCGGCTGAGCGAGATGGAATACGGCCCGCTCCATCACTGGCAGCCCTGCCGCTGCGGCGATCAGATCCGGCTGATGCACGGCCGGGTGACCGCCATGGTGATCGAGGCGCTGGCGCGCAAGCATGACAACCGGGCGCGGAACGAGGCGGCGAACGCCGCCAAGCGGCGCCAGCGGCTGCGCTCGGCCGTGGCCGGGATCCACCCCGACCTGGCGCAGAACGACGCGGCCGTCCTCTGGATGGATGACTGGCTGGTCGAGCAGGGCTGCGGCTATCGCGGCTCGGCCTGGGTCGAGCGGGCGATCACGGCCTGGTCCAACCACATGTTCGACATGACCCGGGCCGCGCGGCCCCGCGAGTAATTCCCAGACTGTCCCGAGACTGTCCGCAACTGTCCCGAGGACAGTTCAGGGACAGTCTCGGACAGTTTCAGACTGTCCTGCACGACAGGGACAAAGACAGAGAAAAGGACAGGAACATGGACGGTTCGCGTCGGTCTGACAGGGCAAGGCCTGTGGATAACTCCGCAAGGGCAAGGAAAGGGGCAGGACTGTCCCGACTGTCCCGAACTGTCCGCAATTGTCCCGCAAATGTCCGCCGGACAGTTGCAGGACAGTCCTGAAACGGTTGGCAAGGCAGAGAGAAAGGAGCCGAGGATGGACGCGAGGGAACAGGCCGAGGGCGAGAAGCGGGTGCGGGATCTGCTGATCGAGCCGCTGCTGCGACGCGGGCTGGTGAAGCCGGGCGCGATGACCAAGGCGCAGTTCGACGAGATGCTGGCGGATCTCGCCAAGCGGCTGGCCTACATGACCCCGCCGAACCTCGCCGCGCTCGAAGAGATGGCGGCGGCCCAGCCCGGCGGCAAGGACCGCGACCGCTTCCCCATCGCCAATGCGATCCTGAAGGCGGCGGCGCAGATCCAGCCGCCCGCCGACGATGCCTCGCCGCTGATCCGGGCGGTCTTTGCGCATGCGGTCGGGCGGGAGGCGCTGGCCGAGGGCTGGGCGCCGGAGCTGCTGGACGATCTGCGCCGGACCCGTCGCTGGCCGGGCGGCTATGCGCTGGGTCAGATCCGGCAGGCCGCGGGCGAGGCGCTGCGCCGCCACGCGCATCTGGCGGGCGCCGATCCGGCCTTCCTCGATCCGGCCGAGGCGGCATGGCTCCGCGACCGCGAGGCCCAGCTGGCCCGCTGCCGCCGCATCGCCGATCTGGCGGGGGCGGCAGCATGACCGCCGCGATCCGCTCCCCGGCGCAGACCGCCACCCGGACCCGGCGCGCGATGCCGGTGCGCGCGGCGCTGGAATGGGCCTTCGGCACCGAATGCGCGCGGCTCGACCATGACGAGATCGAGGCGGTCGGCGGCACCGGCTGGCGGTCCTATGGCATGGAATACGTGGCCCTCGAACGCGCCCAGCTGGGCACCCGGGTCGACACCAGCCGCGGCCGGTCGAGCCCGCATGACGATGCCGAACTGATCGCGACCGTGGTCCGCAACACGCTGCCCTGGTACGCGGCCACGCTGGTCGCCGACCTGGCCCGCGCGGGCCGCACGCCCGACTGGATGCCCGACGCCCGCCCGCGGCTGAAGCCGGACGACTGGACGGTGAACCGCTGGGGCCGCCACGCGAAGACGGCGGATGCGGCGATGCTCGGGGTCGAGGGCTGGCAGCCGATCCCGCGTCGCAACCGCAAGGGTGTGATCGTCCACGACGCGGTACGCTTCACGCCCTGCCACTGGGATCCGACGCCCGCGCAGATCGCCGCGGCGCGCCGGGCTTACCTCGACTGGTGGGGCTACCTGCTGGCGGTGCAGGCGGCTTTGACGGGCGCGGACCTGACACGGATCGAGGTCACCCGGGACATGCCGCCGATGCGGCCGTGGAAAGGCGCGCCTCAGCGCCTTTAGGCTTCTTTCTTACTCCTAGAGAGGGTTCATAATATCAGCGGCCTGGCCGTGGTTCATCGACAGGCCTTCCTTGGCGGTGACGACCTTGAAGCCATGGCTTCTAAAAACCTGGCTCAGATCTTTGATCGACATGCTGTCCCAGTTTCTGGGCAGGAAGCCCGCGATTGAACTCTCGGCCGTAAACCCACCGGCCATGAACCCGACCATCTGGCCGCCTTTATAGACGGCAAGCTCGACAGGCTGCGCATCCTGTTTTGCACGTTGCTCCGCCCGCCAGGCCTTGCCCTCGGCGGAGTCCAT